TGGTTTATCATTTGATGCACCTGTGTGTAATAGATTGCTAGGTACTGACATAAAACCTAGTCAGATTGTAGATACACTTGTCTTATCACAGTTGTTTAATCCTATACGTGAAGGTCATAGTTTAAAAGCATGGGGAGAAAGATTAGGATTTCCTAAAGGAGATGTTGATACCTTTGAAGTATATACACCAGACATGTTAGAGTATTGTAAACAAGATGTGAATATAACACATAAGTTATTCCAGATATTACAGAGTGAAGGTAAAGGTTTCTCTCGTAGTTCAATTAGATTAGAACATAATGTAAGAGTTATTATAGACCAACAAGAAAAGAATGGCTTTGCTATGGACATGAGAAAAGCTATGGGATTATATAATAAATTAAAAGATGAAGCTAATGGTTTAGAAAAGTGGGCAGTAACTACCTTTGATCCTACAGTTGTTGAGTTGAAAACAAAAACAAAATACATACCATTTAATATAGGTTCAAGGCAACAGATTGCAGATAGATTAATGGAACTAGATTGGAAACCAAAACAACATACAGATAAAGGTAACATTATTATTAATGAAGCTGTCTTAGATAAGATAGATATGCCTGAAGCAAAAAAGTTTTCTCGTTTCTTTTTATTACAGAAACGTATAGCACAGATTAAGTCATGGATAGAAGCATGTGATGACAGAGATGGTAGAGTACATGGTAGAGTTATGACTCTTAAAACTATTACAGGTCGTATGTCTCACCATTC